TGGTGGTTTAATGCAATTAGTCGCTTACGGAGCTCAAGATATTTACTTAACAGGAAATCCTCAAATCACTTTTTTCAAAGTAGTATACAGAAGACACACTAACTTTTCTATGGAATCGATCGAACAAACTTTCAATGGTTCCGCCGATTTCGGCAAGAAAGTTACTTGCACCATTTCTCGTAATGGTGATTTAATTAGCAGAGTCTATTTACAAGTTACTCTACCAAGAATTGAATGTTCTGATGATGGAGATAGATTCAGATGGTTGAACTGGATTGGTCACACTCTAATTAAAAATGTCGAAGTCGAAATTGGTGGACAAAGAATCGACAAACATTATGGAGATTGGCTCCATGTCTGGAACGAACTTACCCAAACTGCTGGCCACCAAGTTGGTTATGCTAACATGGTTGGTAACCTTCCTAGATTAACCCAAGTAGTAAGTGGGCAAGGTGGTGCTACTACTTCCCCTCCTCAAACTACCTATGACAACTGTGATAACTCTGGTTGCATCCCAGAAACAACTTTATACATTCCATTACAATTTTGGTTCTGCAGAAACCCAGGTCTTGCTTTACCATTAATTGCTCTACAATACCACGAAGTTAAAATAAACTTAGAATTCCGTGAAGCCAAACAATGCTATTGGGGAACTGGTAAATTCCAAAATGAAGTCCCTCAATTACGTGCAGCTTCCCTATATGTTGACTATATCTACTTAGATACAGATGAAAGAAGACGATTCGCTCAAGTATCCCATGAATATTTGATTGAACAATTACAATTCACAGGTGATGAATCCGTTCATTCCACTAGTAACAAAATCAAACTCAATTTCAACCATCCTTGCAAGGAACTTGTATGGGTTGTCCAACCGGATTCCAATATTGATATTAACTCTACTAGAAACTTTGGTGGTCCTCAATGGTTTAACTACACCGATGGTGTAGACCCATCCTACTACACTGGAACTCCAAGTGATCCATTAGGTGGTGGTATGGCCAGCATTAACGCCAACTTATTACAAGGTTTACCTCTAGTATCTGGTGATATCGCTCAAACTACTGGAGCATCCAGTAGTGTCGCAACTGACTTGCATTACAGCACAGTTGGTGGTTTCAAAACACCAACTGGTTCTGTTCCAGGCCCTGGTATCCAAGCCATGAACATTAGTCCTTCTACTGGTGGTTGGAAAGACCTAACTATGTCTAACGTATTCGGTTCCGGCGGTGCGTTCGGTGTTGGATTGCCACTATTCGACTCTGGCAAGAATCCAGTTTTAGCCGCCAAATTACAATTAAATGGACATGATCGTTTCTCAGAAAGAGAAGGTAGATATTTCAACTTGGTCCAACCATTCCAACATCACGAAAACATCCCTGCTACCGGTATTAACGTATATTCCTTTGGCTTAAAACCAGAAGAACATCAACCATCTGGTACTTGCAATATGTCTCGTATTGATAATGCCACTTTACAATTAACTTTAACTAGAGAAGCTGTTGCTGATAACAGAAGCTGCAAAGTTAGAGTATATGCCACTAACTACAATGTATTAAGAATTATGAGTGGTATGGGTGGGCTTGCCTATTCCAATTAAAAGCAACTAAATAACATAATTGTTATTTTTTGTGTATTTTGTCATTAGTATTTAAAGATTAAATTTATTATTTATTAATAACATTGAATCTAAATTTAAATTTAATTAGAATAAGCTAAACCACCCATACCACTCATAATTCTTAATACATTGTAGTTAGTGGCATAAACTCTAACTTTAGCAGTATTAGTACCTTCAACAGTTGCATTGGATAAAACTAATTGCATAGTAGCATTATCAATTCTTGAGAAATTAGCAGTTCCTGATGGCTGATGCTCCTCAGGTCTTAAAGCAAAGGAATAAACATTAATACCTGTATCAGGATTTCTGGTGTGATGCTGATATGGCTGTACTAAATCGAAATAAGAACCTTCACGCTCCGAGAATCTATCTTGTCCGTTTAACTGAAGTTTAGC